TTACCGGCTCCCGTAATCACAACCACCTTGTTCGTAAATCGATTCATAGCCGTCTCCATTGAAGTTTATTTCAAAAAGACAGACATAAAACCCGAAAGTTGCGGATATAACGGATTGTGAAATTTTTCCGAAGGAAAAGTGGACAAAAAAAAGCCTCATTTTCATGAGGCTATGAGATGTTTTTTTGTAAAAATACGATGCTCGATCAAAGTCCCGATGATTTCAATGGGCAAGATATCCGATCGCAAGGAAGGAAAATCCTCATTCAAGGGCACCAGTTCGAAAGTCATCTTGCCGGAATTATCCAGACCTTTCGGGCGATATTTCCTGAAGATCAGTTCTTTCTTTTCCCCACATTTTGCTACCACGAAATCGCCCGGTTCGGGTACGGCCATCGGATCGAGAATGATCCAGTCGCCTTCCTGAAAGACCGGTTGCATGGAATTGCCCGATACCTCAAGGGCATAAGCGCGCGAGGACAGATTAGAATGAGTGAACAACCAGCCCAGAGGATCACCCAATGCAGGCGCGGCAGCCGTCGAATTCACTTTCAATGCCTGATCAGGCCGAATAAGTGGAATCTGGCTGGTTTTGGAAAACAGCTGTGACGAATTGCAAAGCACATTCAGGGACATTGGGCCACTACCGGTTTCCAGCCACAAGGCGGAACATCCGATCACCTCCTGAGCCTTCAACATCCCCTGTTTCGAAATGCCTCTTTCCTGCCAGTTATGAATCGTTTGCGGAGAGGCATTAATCGCCCTGGCCAGTTCGGACTGGCCATGTATGCGCTTCAAAACCCTAGCTGCTTCGTATAGACGTTTCATTTGTTCATGCATACAAAACATTGTCTCGATTTTTCAAGTGAAGTGTTACACGTAATGTTTGACGGACTCATCAACAAAACGTTTAAACATAAATGGATACACAGGCCTATCCTGAGATGTCAGGAACGTGATTGCCAAACTGCAATTATTTCGTTTTGGCAAATGTAATTTTCTCTGTCCGAAGCTTATGAATAGTGAAGTCCGTCTTCATAACAGATAAGCATGATTTTCGAATACTTAATAACGAAACCCGTAGTTTATAAAATATTATAATTGCAGGGCAAGCGGACTGGGCAGGAATTAATACAATATGATAAAGCTCAATGAACCGTATCATGCGGCATTCAGCCATTTTTTTAAATCCGGAATTTTTTATACTGGTATGAAAAAAGGCCCTGTGAAAACAGGGCCTTTTTACGGATTCATGCCGAATCCGTCAAACTGGTGCCCGGGACCGGCACCACAAACGTCTTTATTTATAAGGCTTTCAACAGATATATCCGTAATTCATCCGTTTCTGACACGCTTTTTTATAACGCTATCATGATAACTTTCGGCCCATTTTATTACTTGCTCCGCTTTCCAAAGCGGATGACCGTAGCCGCCTGATTGTGTTGGTAATCTGATCGGTTTTGGAAAATCCGGGCGCGGTGTGTACCGCGTCAGTTGGTTTTTTGAGACCCGCAAATAAGAAGATACGTCGTCAGAATCCCATAATGCAACGCTGATCGGTACTGCAGGGCGAATTTTACCGGCGACCGCTGAAGCAAGTTTATCAAGTATATCTGTTTCCATCTTATGCCGTCCTCGTTAATTTCAAAGTTCCTGTTCTGCGATCCTGTTCTATCTGCCAGCAAACCAATTCCAGCAATGCTAGCGCTTCCCCTGGTTCCCTGTGCCACTTCTCGATACGCCATCCGCATTTTTCGCACCTGACGCGATGTCGAGAAAAAGCCTGATCGAGCGTGAGAGATTGGCGAGCACAGTCGGGGCAGTGGTGCTCAATCATTTTTTTCACCATCATCGATAAGCTGATTCAGCATACGTTGTGCCCGTTGTACCTTTGCATATTCGGTCGTGGACAAAGCATAAGGCAAGTCTTGTAGCCCGATTCCGTTAACGAGAATTTGCATGGCATCACGAACGTGCTTCAGCTGTTCGATTTTTGAATTTTCAGACATCGTTATTTCCTCTCAATTTTTCCCGTCAGAAGGGAATATCATCGTCCAACATGTCGGCAGTTGGCGGGGTCTTGCGCTGCGTAGGCTGTGACCGTCCTGTCTGTTCGGCGTACTCATTCCGCCCCGTGCTTTGTGAATCCTGACGGCTGCCGAGCATTTGCATGGTGTCGGCGATGATTTCGGTCGCGTAACGGTCAACACCTTCCTTGTCGGTATATTTACGCGTTCTCAGACGGCCTTCGATATAGACCTGTGAACCCTTTTTCAGATACTGACCGGCAATCTCTGCCAGTTTGCCGAAGAATGAAATACGGTGCCATTCGGTCTGTTCTTTCTGTTCACCCGATGTTTTGTCACGCCAGCGATCAGTCGTTGCGACAGTGATACTGGTGACCTGTTCGCCACTTGGCAAATAGCGATTTTCAGGATCCCGGCCAAGATTGCCGACGATGATTACTTTGTTGATTGATGCCATATTCAAACTTTCATAAAAACTAAAAATACTGTTTTCCCGCGACGATGCCCGAATAGCGGCTCATGTGTTGTCAGTTTTAGCACGTCAGACGTATTGATCTGCTCATCAGACCACTTGAAAACGAGCGTCCCGAGCGGTTTCAAAACGCGGAAACACTCAACTAATCCTTGTCTGATATCGTCTTGCCAGCTGCCAGATAAAACACCATATTTTTTGGCCAGCCATGATTTTTCACCCGCATGTACAAGATGCGGAGGATCGAAACAAACAAGATTAAATGTCTCGTCCTCAAAATCCATATTTCTAAAATCGTGCTGAACATCTGGATTGATATGCAAAACTCGTCCATCGCATAGAGTGTGAGTTTCGTTACGGCTGTCAGCAAAAACAGCCAGCGGATTCTGTTTGTCGAACCACATCATCCGAGAGCCGCAACAAGCATCAAGAATTGGCTTCATATTGCTGCCTCTTCGAATTTATGATTTGCTTTGAACACTGCCTCAGAAAACCCCCTAGGTGTAGCGCTTCGAAAGTTTGCGCGTTCTGGTCCAGGCGAGGCTTTATGAATGCGGTCATCTGGTTTCCCGAGCTTTAAATCTGGTTGAGTCTCCGGCATTACAAAACCATTTCCTGTCCACAAGCATGTTTTTTTTGTGTAGTTATCATCAGCGCATATCCCAGCATATTCATGCGGATGAAATGTATAATCTGGTTTACGCCAGTAGCTGCTGACCACGCTTACAGGGTTTTCAATCATATACGGGCAGCCGAGCAATAAAGCCATGTCAACAGAGCGCTTAAAAAGATTTAATGTGTTGATTAACGCCCCCAGCCCCTTGTCTTTAAACCACCTGGCACCGGATACCGCAACATCTGTACACGGAGGGAAGGCAAATAACATTGCAACCTGATCCGGTTTTTTTGGCATCCAGTGCAGTACATCTGCCCTGACTTTTGCAATACGTCCATCTGAAGATGTGTTCGGGTGCTGAAGGTCAACGCATATACAGTTGTATCCGGCTTCTGCCCAAGGTTTGACAATATTTCCGGTGTAATCAAACAAGCTGATAACTATGTTTTTACTCATTCTTCGCTCCAATCCAGCCGCTGGCCACAGTGACAACAGCAATTTCCTTTGAGTAAACTTTTGCGGACATGCTCGTCACAACTTGGACAAATAAACTCATCTCCTTCACAGAAAAAAGGGTTGCCTTTTTTTAGCATCTTTGGTGTATCCCGCTCAATGGCCTTTTGGGCTTCTGGCGGGTATACGCGGGTGTTCCATCGCTCAGCGCATATAGCCCTGCGGTTCTCCAAGCTGTCGCCCTGACGAATTGTTGGCAGTAGGTCTATCTCTATGCCATTGCCGATAATTCTGTGACAGCCGCCATCGCATTCGTCGCAAAATTCGACTTTGCTTCCGTCATGCGGGCAGGGCAGTAATTCAGGTGTTTTCATAAAACTCCTTTACCGGATTTTTGTTTCCGAAGCTGTTCCATTTGTTGGCACAGATTGACTTGCTGATAACCTCATTATTCAGCTTCACTAAAATCCATGTTTCACATTTTTTGCATTGGAAGCTTGCAGTACTGTTATTCAGATTGGCATCCATAAGCTCGACATCCCCGCCGCACAGATAACACTGGTGTAATTCAGGTGTTTTGCTCATTCCGGCACCTCGTCCCAAGTTCTTCCGTCCAGGAGACGGCCTGCTATTTTTTTTCCAACTTTTTGCATATATGTGTCATCGCCATCGCAGGAATTTTCGAGCCGGGATCCATCATTTCCCCTTGCTGTCAGTCGGACGACATAAGGCCATTTCTTGCAGCTTGGATCAAGGTCAGCTAAGCAAGAACCGTCCTCGAATTTGTGAACGCAATCGCTTCTTGGGCACCATTCTCCCCATTGCTTGAACATGAACGGGACATGAGCTATCGCACACTGATCTCGTACAGTACGCACCCAGTCTGGGTGCATTGGTCTTGCATTTTGTCCGGATTCACCGCCAACGATTACCCAATCAATACAAACACCGGGGGCTGGCCAATCAAACGCATGAACTATGTCAACGCTTCCAATCAACGGTTCCATACTGATAAATCGTTTTGCTGCAGGCGTTGCCAACAATAGCGGTATACGTTTGTCCGCCATCTCCTGATTTTCAACTGTGACACCAGCCCATATCCTCGGATGAGGTCCGTCAAAGTATTTTGTCTGATCATAAAGACCATCGGGGTCAAGTCCTCCGCCATAATTAACAGCATTAGTTGCCCATTGCTCGCGTCGGTCTTGAGACAGATATTCAAGCATTCTGTCGGCACGTTTTGTCAATATCTGGAAAATATGACCGGGTTCGCTATCGCGTCCATACAGACACGCCCACATAACACCAAAAACAGCATCAATCCAGTCATCTGGGACGTTTTCGTGGAACAGGTCGCCATGCGCGCAGACAAAAACCTTTCTTGGTTTCTTCCAGCGAATAGGCTGGTCCAGCCATTCGAGGCTAAAGCACACCTCACCATTCCAGACATAGCGTCCGTTTACTTCTTTCGTCAGGCCCGCACGGGAAGGATGATGTTTCAGACGTGTACCAGCGAGCCGACTTGCATAACAATTTGCACAGCCGGGAGAAACTGGAGAACACCCTGTTATGATGTTCCAGGTCGCGTCCGTCCATTCGATTTTCGAGTTGTCGGCCATGATCACCCCAATTTGTATTTATCGCGACAAGGGGCGCAAGCACCATTAACGAGTCGTCCGGACCATTCACCGCAAAACTCACATTCGCCGGGTACACCTTTAGCCATTTCTGCGTTTGCCCTTGCATGAGAAATTGCTGCTTCAGTCATCCTGCTTTCGTATTCCTGTGCTCGATCTATCTCATCTGTCATGATGTCAGGTCCTTTGCTGATACGATTTCAATGCCGACCTGATGAGCAATGTTCACTTCAAGACGGGCGCCCCTTGATTTCATCCAGCCTGGCAGCAGGGCTATCATGTCGCAAGTCAGGAGTGCAGCCAGATCAATGCGCATACACTGTTGCCAATCCGTCGAGTTGGGGCATAGGTCCACAGGGTTGACTACGTCATATCCCATCCCTTCAAGACGTAACGCCTCTGCGTTAAACAATGGAAAATTAAGACCGGGTAATCCGGTCATTGGGCCACTGATATAAACCCGCGTTTTTTTTACATTTTTTGTTGACGGCTTTTCATAAACGCCGCCGTAATCGTGGTTAAATCCCATTTTGTGCCTCTCCTTTGGCTGCTTGTACCAGCCAATTTGCGTAGACGCTGGCTTTTTCGTAGTCTTCAATTCCGTTTTTATGTTCGGCTCGTATTGTGTATTTCAGGACGTTTCCTTTAAGAAAACCTTTGAACTCTTCGGGAGATAGCTTTGCCTGAAGAATATCGATCATCTCTATACCGCCAGTTTTGTAATGAGAAGGTTGGTTGACTGGGTCAAACGATTGTTCTGTTATTCCGATTTTTGATTCTTCCAATGCAGTTTTATTTAATGCTTCGTCAGCTGTATTTGGATTGGTGGTAGCGATATCACATAGCGTCCAGACCTTGTCCCTAAAATTCACGGATCCTTTTGAAATCAAATGTTTCAAAAAAGGGAGAGGGTGCTGACGAGAAGTAAGTCCCATTGCTTGCTTTAACTCTGCGGGCGTTGCTTTTTCGTGAGTTCTTAAATAAGCGAGTGCGAGTGCCACTTTTGAAACTTTTATCGAACTTTTTCGATCGCTTTCGACAGAAATTGATTCTTTTTTACTGATTTTAGGAGTGATGGGTATAGCAGTTTTTTCAGTACAGATTCGCCGATATCGCCGGATTTGTAGTCCAGACGGGGTAATTACAACCGAGGATGAAATTTCATTTCCAAGAAGAGGTGAGGTGACAGATCTGGCAAGATCTACCTCTATATCCAGACGGTCGGCTATCTCTGCATCATTGATGCCTGGATGAGCGGTTATCAATTCAATAATTTTGGACTTCAGATTTGGCATAATAATCTCTTATGTGCGTTCAGTAATCCGCCGGTTCTGCGTATTTACTCGATTCTTTCGCGAGCGATTCTTGGCGATGGCCATAAGGATGGCTTTTTGTGTCGGGCATGCGATCATTTGCTGATACGGGGTAGTGACTTTGAGCCATTGCCATGCTTTTTTAAGCTCTTCTTCGGGAAGAATCAGCATGATTTACCCCTTGATCCAGCCGAGGCCGTAAAGCAGAATAGGTGAGCCAATGATCAAGCCGACAAATAGGCCTTCTGCAAGACGCTTGCAGAATCTGCCGATTTTGTGCAGATCAACGGTAATTGTCAGAATGTAAGAGTTCATAATTGACCTCATTTTTTGGAAAGCGTGGCAGAATGCCTTTTATTTAAAGAGGAGAACAACATGGAAGTTCTTGATGAAAAAGAAATCGATTCCTTGACGACATAAAAGCGTCCAGATGACCCGCAAAACTGGTCAGTCCGTCTCATTTTTTCACATGATCTTAATAATGGACCCTGAACCAGATCGACATACTCGGATTCTTTGGCGGAACACTTAGGGCCCCATTTGAGATCGCCCGAGCAATGTTTACAGTCTTTGCAGTAACGCGGCTGATTATCATTTTTGTCTTTATCTGGCACCTTAATGCCGGCGGCCCTGGCTGCAACATGAAAAGGGATGGCATGAGGGATGTCTGAATCGCTCAAGTCTTCATTTGTTAAATAAAGGGCATTCAAGCCAAATGCCCCTTTATCATGTTTGCTGACGTCATCCATAATGATTGGCTTGCGATAGTGTCTGGCTAATGCTTGGGCGTATCTCGTCTTACCGCATCCAGCAGGCCCATAAATCACTACAGGCGTTGTATCGTTGCTTTGCATATTTCCCCCTTTTCTGTAACGTTAATTACTTTTTGTTCGTAACCATAGTTACATTAATTTTTTAATGTGTCAATAGTAATTACATTAATTTGTAATTGTAGTTACATTCTGGGGGCGTAAAACGGATAAAAAAATAACCCGTCAAAGCGGGTTGTTTTTTGGTGGTAGGATTTTTCGCGGGAAAGGAATAATTATCGCAAGCGTTCGTTTAGCCAGCGTTCTTTCTCTTTCTACTTTTCATTTCCCAGTTAAAAAAACGCAATTCCATGTATTCGTTGATCGCGTCGATTTCGGGTTTTGGTAATAAATTTAATTTGTCAGGCGGGAAATTGAACGGCCAGTACCGGCCCACACGATAAGGCTCTGCCTTTTCCGCCGCTTTTAATGTAGAGGGCGATTCGTCTTTCAAAAATTCGTCAGTTGTAAGACCAAAAAACTCACAAATTTTCAAAATATTAGCTATTTTCAGATTTTGCGCCGAGCCATTTTCCCATTTCAATACCGATACTCGACTTACTCCAATATTTTTGGCGAATTGCTCCGGAGTCAGCCCTTTTTTAATCCTTAACTCTCTGATTTTTTTGCTAATGGTATCCATGAAAGAATGGTTACATATTTTTTTGTAACTATAATTTGCTTTTTCTGTGTAACTATGGTTACAATCGCTAATATGATTCATTTAAACGACTCCAAATTAATTGATGAGCTTGGCGGTTCCGTCAAAGTGGCTGACATTTTTGGCATCCGTTCGCAGGCTGTTTCAAAGTGGCGAAAACAAGGGATTCCGGATGCCAGGATGATGTATTTAAAGGCTGTGTATCCAGAAACTGTCGCTGCTGTTCAATGTAATCAATTTAACTGTAATCGCCAAAATTAAAAACCACAGGGAAAGGGCAAACGCTGTGAATGTGAGGCAGGCAAATCTCAAAATGATCAAGTCGTTTCCCGGCGGAAAAGATGCGCTAGCAGTGGCAATGGGAATGACGATTCATGCATTTGATAACCGGTTATATAACCGGAAGGGGCAGGATTTTACGGCCGATGAAGAGTTGCAGATCCAGTCCTTCAGTGGAACAACGTTCTTTGCTGATGCAGTGGCGTCGTTAAGTGGTGGGGTTTTTGTCGAATTGCCGGATGTGTCTGATATCGGAAACGATGAACTGCTGGAAAAGTGGAATGCACTCTACGCGAAAGTAGGCGAATTTTCCGGAAAATTCAGCAGGGCGATTTCTGATGATGTGGTCGATCAGCGAGAACGTCAGGATCTGTCGGCGGCAGGTGAGGGGGTAAATAAGCTGGTACAGGAACTGTTGGCGCTCACATTTCGAATCTATTGCAAGCAACATGAAAAGGAAGACTGAAATGATATCCAGAACCATGTCGTTAAAACCAGTCAGGAAAAGTCTTCGAAAAAGAAAGCTGTCAGAAAAAACGTCACTGACAGAGGCCGTCCGACGTCTTGTTTGCGCATTGAGGCAAACATCCGATTCTGTCGCAGTGTTCAGCTTTTGCGGGCGGATAACAATCATGAAGTCATCGGGCTTGCGGTTTGCTTCGTTTGTGACGGAAAAGCATGAGGCTTTGGTCGGGATCTATAACCAGAATTTTTATATCAGCGACGTGATTGATGATTTCAGCCTGTTTTTTACTGACGAGGTGTCGGAATGAAAACCAAAAGAGATATAAAAAAAGAGATTATTGATGCCTTGAAAGAAAAACCGGCGACAGTAAAAGAACTCGCTGAAAAGACAGGTTTTTGCAGTCAAACGATCAATAAGCACGTGCGTAAAATCCGAGTCGAGAAAAGGAAAAATGGCACGGTTTATGTTGCTGATTGGCTTGAGGGCGACTATGCATTTTCAAGAGTATTTGCTTTCGGAGTTGGTAAAGATGCACCGACACCAAACCGCAAGGTTGCCGGACCAAAAAAACGCAAACCGGTGTTGGAACTATCGCCAACACCAGTCCGAATAAAATCATCACGTGAAGTCGTTTATAGAAAAGAATTTCTGGATGATTGGGCATTTCAGGTTGTTGTTGGGAGAGGTGCAGCATGTTAGCTGCAAACCACCTATTGTTTTATCGGTCAGCCGTGCGCAATAGTCAGTTTCAGGCCAAGGGCTTGAGTGACGCGCATAATCGTGTCAAAACGCGGTTTTGCGCCTTCAGAAAGCGCCCTGTAAAGGCTTTCTCTGGCGAGTCCGGTATCATTTGCAAGTTTCATCATGCCCCGCGCTTTGGCGATGTGGCCGAGCGCCCGGATAATTTCATCGGAGTCGCCGTCTTCCATGACTTGTCTGAAATATTCCTGGACGTTTTCTTCACTGTCCAGATATTCAACTATGTCAAAAGTGTGTGTTTTTTCAGTCATTTTTCAAATTCCTTTCGCCTTGCTTTTTGCGATTTTAATATCCGATTTCTGTGTGGACTTTTTTCCACCGTTCAGGAAAAACACGATCTCATTTCCGCGAATGGTGTAATACAAGCGATAACCTGCACCGACATCGACGCGCATTTCAGAAACACCGTCATTAATCGACTTGGCATCCCCGAAATTGCCGTTTCCGGCTCTTTCAAGTCTTCTGATGATGGCAATAAATGCCGTTCTATCCTTGACTGTTTTGAGCCACGTTTTAAATGTTTCGGTTTGTTTGATTGTGTATTTCATGGTTCTATTGTAACCAATCGGTTACAAAAGGTCAAGGAGTCAAGCCGCAATCATTGCGAAAATTCAAAACGCTATACTCAAGGGGGCTACTATGCCTAAATCCTCATTGCCTGCGCTCGTTTTTAACGGCGTATCTCTGTCGATTATTCGACAAAACAATCAAACCTATTTTTCTGCGACCGATATCGCAAAGTCATTGGGTTATCAATCCGATGATGCAATAAGCCGGATATACAGACGTAATGCTGATGAATTTACGGCAGATATGTCCGAGACGGTCAATTTGACCGTCTCGGGGAATATTCAAAAAACCGTCCGTCTTTTTTCCCTTCGTGGCGCTCATTTGGTTGCCATGTTTTCCAGAACATCGAAGGCAAAAGAATTCCGGCGATGGGTATTGGATATTCTGGATAAAGAGGTGGAGCAACATGCTAGAAATACGCTTGCAGCCGTGCGCATTCTCACTACGATAGAACAAACCAACATCAACATGCGTTCGCACGTTCTGGCACAGGAAAAATACCGGGAAATCCGGGGTGAGTTGACAAGCCGTCAACTATCCGGCTATGCTACATCTGCGCTGGAAAAAAACAGCGTCGGGTTTAGAAGCTCGGATATACAAAGGCGGACACCGCCATCAAAGCGGTTTTTTTATGTCCGTGGCAAGTCTCTTTTTATGGGCGAGCCGTGCGGGGCATCTTCGGGTGCGCCGGGTTCCTTTGTAACCGGTCTTCTAATCCGCACGGTTTCGCCCACCCGTTTAGAAGCGGGTAGCGAAAATTCAAAACGCTACAAAGGAGTCAGCCATGACTAACATCATATCTATCGGTTCGTCCGCCATCCGTCAGCAAGACGGTTTATATTCTCTCAATGATTTACATAAGGCCAGCGGTGGCAATAAAAAACATCAGCCCTCCAATTTTTTGCGGCTTGAGGCAACAAAGGCTTTAATTTCTGAAATTGATAGTTCCTCACATATGAGGAGCTTAAATACAGTTGCCGGAAAAGGGCGGGCACAGGGTTCTTATGTTTGTAAAGAACTAGTCATTGCCTACGCGGCATGGATCAGCCCTGCATTCCATCTCAAGGTCATTCGTGTGTTTCTGGATTCCGCGAAAGCGCAGGTTGTAAGCACACTTCCGGCCGTCCGTGTCATTACTACCGAAGAGCAAACCGCCATCAACATGCGTGCGCACGTTCTGGTAATGGAAAAATACCGGGAAATCCGGGGTGAATTGATGTCCGATTATCTTTCTGGAAAGGTTGACGATCTGGATATCTGGATTCCTCAAGAAACGAAATCGATGTCTTCTGTTGATATCGCTGAAATGATGCGGGAAGGTCTTCCTGTTTCCAGCGTCGATATTCCGAAAAGTCTGGCCGATGATATGGAAAAAAAGGCATGGGAAATGTCGCGGGAATGTTATGACCTTTGTATTGATCATTTGCGCCGTGCGGTTGAATATCGATGTGTCGCCGGCGGAAGACTAAATCTGATGTATGCAAAAAGAGTTGTCAAGACAACCACCCTTGGCAATGCGCTCCTGCACAAACTGAATGAAGAAAAAGAACGAATCGAAGAACTGCTTCAATTCGTCAGGATCAAGGCCGATAAAGCCCTGAATAAAATCCAGGGGGGCGTCAATGAGTAATCTGACATCGGTTATCGACCAGATGACGGCTTGCGGTCTGCCGATGTTGCCTTCAGGGCATCCAGTCCTTGATGGCAAGATTCATCGATTTGGACCCGGTAAGAAAGCATGGTATGCCTTGCGTGACATTACGCTCAAGTCGGGCCGTCAGGTCGTGACAGGCGCATTCGGAATCTGGCAGGGCGAAAACAATAATGCAGTATCCGTCAAAATCGATTGGCAAGGAATTTCCGATGAAGAAAAAGCACTGGCCCTCAAAAAACAAAAAGAGTTCGACGATCGGGAAGCTGAAAAGCGCCGGAAAATGGCGACGTTTGCCGCAAACCGGGCGAAAACGCAATGGGAGGCAGTCAAGCCGGAAGCTGGGGTTATTTCGCCATATCTGCAGCGCAAGGGTATTGATGGCGACGGGGCGAAAATCGCGCCGGATGGATCCGTATTTGTCCCTGCGTATCAGTATGACCCGGATGGCCAACATCTTGTTGGATTACAAAAGATCGATCCAGCCGGCGATAAACGGTTTAATAAAGGGATGCAAAAAGACGGTGCAGGCCTGATATTAGGAGAAATTCCCCTCGCCCCCCAGCTGATCATGGTTGGCGAGGGGTACGCAACGATGCAATCTGTTCGGATGGCGACAGACCGGAAATATCCGGCTATCGTGGCATTTGACGTGGGTAATCTGATGCGCGTCATACGCTGGGTAAGACGGGACTGGCCAGAGGCGCATTTGCTCTTCATTGCCGATGATGATTATCTGATCCGGCAGCGGTACGCTGAACGCCTGACAACTGATTACGGGCTTTCTGATATTCCGGAACTTTCCGGTATTCAAAACGACCTGATTGATAAAGACGGGATGCCTGTGCGTGTCACATCAGGGCTTAAAAAAGATCCGCACGGCGACGATTACATTTATTCGGAAGTCATACGGAATGGACATGGACGTTCACTCACGTTCAGAAATGCAGGGATTTACGGTGCCAAAAATGCGGCGATTGATGCAGGTAATGCGTCGGTAGTCTGGCCGGTTTTTAAAGATCGGGGAACAAATAAATGGACGGATTTCAACGATCTGCATGTTCATGAATCGCTTGATGTGGTCAAAGATCAGGTTCAGGCGGCTATCGATGCTGCTCTGTCCGGAAAGCCGTTGCCAGTCAACAAAAAAGGTGGAAAAAGTGCCGACGGCAAGGGGGAAAGGGGCGGTCGCAAGATCAAGGAACGGGGCGCTAATTTCTGGGAAAAAGTTAATTTTCTGCTCGATAAGTTTGTTCTGATTTACGGAACGGACGAGGCTTACGATAGTGACCGCCACATGTTCATCAAGATCGCGAATTTAAGGCTGGCATACGGCAGCGACGAGGTTAAATTCTGGTTGAACAATGGTGAGCGAAAGATCGTCAATAAAGACCGCGTTATTTTCGATCCTGGGCATAAAGAGGACATGATCGGCGCAATAAACCTTTATCACGGCTGGACGATTCAACCGAAAAAAGGCTCTTATCAAAAAATCATGGAGCTGGTCGGGCACCTGTCCAATGGTGATAAAGCGGTTATGACGTGGTTATTGCGCTGGATCGCCTACCCACTGCAAAACCCCGGCGCAAAAATGCGGACGAGTATTGTGATGCACGGTGATGAAGGTTCGGGTAAAAACCTGTTCTGGGAAATCATTGTGCGTCGGATATACGGCGAGTATGGCGGGGTTATCGGCAGTGAACAGCTGGAAAACCAGTTTAACGACTGGGCCAGCAAGAAGCTGTTTGTAGTGGCTGATGAGGTGATTACTCGATCAGAGCTTAAAGCGACAAAAGGCAGATTGAAAAAAATCATTTCTGGCGATACGGTGATGGTTAATCCGAAAAACCTGAATGCCAGGGAAGAAGCAAATCACATGAATTTTGTGTTTCTTTCGAATGAGTTGCAACCGCTGGTTCTGGATAGTTCAGACAGGCGTTATCTTGTTCTCTGGACACCGCCAAAACGGGAGAAAGAGTTTTATCGCGCTGTGGCTGAAGAGGCGAATAACGGCGGTATTGAGGCTTTTTATGATTTTTTGCTTAATACCGTCACGTTTGATGGTTTTGACGAGTACACCGACCCGCCCAGAACCGAGGCAAAGGACGATCTTATTACGTTGAGCATGTCGCCACCAGAGCGTTTTTTTCATAACTGGTCGCAGGGTTTCCTTCCCCTTCCGTTTATAAGTTGTTCCGCTCAACAACTCTATTCAGGTTTCCAGCGGTGGTGCGTAGTGAGTGGCGAGCGATGGCCCCCAACATTGACGCTATTCGGTCGAACGATAGACCGGATAGGAAAAGGATTGGTCAGGAAGTCATTGATCAAGTATGACCTGAACAGTGATGTCAAGCAGAGGACTGTTTATCTGGTCGGAGACAAGCCGGACGATAAAACGATCAGTGGCTGGGTTGAGGGGGCGTCAAGTCTTTTTGAAGAGCATCTTAAAAAGTACCGGAACGTTTACACACAACAGGAAATGTGAACAGTATGAATAGTTTCGAAAAACTGTTAACACGTCAGAACCCGCATGAAATAAGGCTTTGTGAACAGTATGGACAGTATGAACAGTTTTTTCTACACGTGCGCGCGCACACGCGAGATGCATATTTTTCCGAGAATGAAATAATTTCTCGCGCGTATAGGGATAAAACTATTCATACTATTCACATACCTAAAAAATATTAATAAAAACAATATGTTATAAAAAATAAACTATTCACAAAACTATTAACATAACTATTCATACTGTTCACAAAACCATTAAAAAATTGACATGAATCAATAAAATAAAGAAAGAAGATGAAATGAGCGATTGGGCAGACGAAAAATTGAAAAAATGGGGATTGTTTTCGGCACTGAAGGAAAAAGGGGTTTGCGGGTTTCCTGCTCAATCGCCGACATTCAGGGTTGAATTGTCTGGCGGGAGTTCTGGTACGGTTGCGCTGGTCGATGCTGATGTAATGATGATCGACGGCATTATGTCCAGGGTGAAGGCAGAAAAACCATCGTTGTTCTGGATGGGGTGGGATTGGTATGTGAAGGGCTTGCCGGTGTCTTCTATTGCATTTCATCATAGATGTGCCAACAAGACAGTCTATAACCGAATGAGCGCGTTGAAACAACAGGTTTTAATTGGGTCGCGCGATTATAAACAAGTGATTTAAACTGTCAAGCCGAACTTAGACAAAGTGACTATTTGAAAAATTACACTTTTTCGTTACATTATTGCTATGCTCAAGCAGAGCTGTTACTCAAAGACTATTTTCTTTAATCCCTGACCTATTTCGGCAGGGATTTTTTTATGAATAACCTTACAGTTTACAAGAAATTATTGCGTTTTCAATACTTTGCTCAGTAATCATATTTATTTGTAGCAGATAAGTTTAATTTTTATAAGGAAAAGTTATTTTCGATTCTAAAAATGGTTGAGCACGAGTAAATTACTAACTGAATAAACAGTTGGAGCTCGTCATGCCTGATGAATCAAAACTCGTGTTGACAATCAAGAACAGCCGACCGGTAGATGTGAGGGATCTGGCCGAATGTATGTTGGGTGTCAGTAATGAATATCAGCGTTACGTAGAAAAAGAGTTGGGGCTGCCACCTGTTGATGCCGGTCTTTACGTTAAAGACGTAAGGTCTGGCAGTATTATCACCGAGCTAGTGGGATTAACCTCATCCTTGCTTCCGTATATGGAAGACATAAATACATTGGTTGCGTTTGGGGGAGGACTTGTCGTGTTATTAAATTGGCTTGCTGGAAATAAGGTTGACAGACCTGCTGTGATCGAAAAAAAGACACTTGAAAATATTATGGATATCGTTGACCCAATTGCTAAAGATGCTAAAGGCTCTTTCAGAATCGATACCGTAAATGTAAATGGTGAAATTAGTGTCCATTACCATTTTCATTCTCCAGAAGCCAATACAATTCAGAATAATGCACGTAGGGAAATAGAGATTCTTAAAGTTCCTCTGGTTGGCGTTCGCAATAAAGTGTTATTACATTGGGATCAAGCTAAGAATCAGACAAGCAATACTGTGGGAGACAAGGCAATAATTGAAAGTATTTCGCCAAAACCGATCAGGGTGACGTTCGAAAATGAGGAATTGAAAAAGAAAATGCTATTCGAACGTCCTTATCCTTTTCAAGACTATTTTCTTGTCGATGTATTTGTTGAAACAGTTGAGGATGTACCCAAAATGTATAAGATTATTGATGTTCATGAGATATTCACCGATAACGAATAGTTCTATTTTTTATACAGCAGGCCCTGCAAAATTTGCAGGGCTTTTTTATTGTCATGATGAAAATCGAAATAAAGGGCTTGAAGGAATTGCAAGAGTCGATTGACGATCATATTGCCCGCCAGATTCCATTTATCGCAGCAAAGAGTCTGACGATGACGGCCAAGGATTTGCAAGCCGATCTGAAACATGAAATGACGGATTCATTCGATCGACCGACGCCATACACGTTAAACAGCACGTACATTCAAGCGGCTTCAAAATCAAAACTTGAAGCAACAGTCGGTTTCAAAACATTCGGGGGCAAAGGCATTCCAGCTGGCAAATATCTATTACCGCAAGTTTTCGGTGGGGTTCGTCCGCTCAAACGGTTTGAGGTGGCTTTGCGCTCTATTGGTATCTTGCCGAGCAACCATATCGTTGTGCCTGGGTCAGGGGTTCAGCTGGATTCATATGGCAACATGCCACGAGGTTTGATTGTTCAGATTCTTGCTTATTTCAAAGCATTCGGTGAGCAAGGTTATCGGGCAAACATGACAGATAAACGGCGCAAGTCGATAGCACGCGGAACAAAAACGAAACAGGGAGTCAGCTACTTTGTTTCGAAAGGTAGAGCAGACAAGTTTGCTGCCGGTATCTGGGCACGGTATCAGTTAGCGCAGGGTTCGGCAGTCAAGCCGATCATGATGTTTGTTCCGTATCCGGTCTATGGGCAACGTCTGGATTTCTTTTATGCAACGGAAAAATCTGCAGAGAGACATTTTGAAAAGAATCTCAAGGAAACTTTTGTCCAAGTTGTTGGATCGGGTACATCAAAAGGCTGAGGGCAATGATTCGGGTACAGATCACGATATTGTAAATGAGAATCATTCTCAATTGAAAAATATGGGTCCTTCCCTTGGGGCGCCTATGCGGGTAATTCGAACCGCGTGTTTTCGCTGGTCACAGCTTGGTGAAGTTAGTGAAATATATGTAGTGAAATCAATATTTTAAGTGAAATTAAGGATGTTTGCATGAATGGTTTTGTCACAAAATCCGTGTTCGCCAAAATATACGGTTGCGGCGTGTCATATGTGACGAAGCTGAAAGACCAGAAACGTATCGTTTTGTCGGAAGATGGGAAACAGGTCAACGTCGAAGCCAGCTTGCGCCTGATCGAAGCGACGGGCGATCCAAGCAAGGTCGGAGTTCGTGATCGCTGGAATGCCTATCGTGATGGAAAAGAGATCACGTTACCGGAAAAACCAGTGTCCGAAGCACCAAAAAACAAGCCAGTCAGCCCTTTTGTAAGTGATGAACAGGAAAGCGACTACCATCAGGCACGGGCGGATAGGGAGCGGGCTGAAGCCGAGCTGAAAAAAATTGAACTGGCAAAGCAAAGAGGGCTTATTGCCATGGTGGAACCCATCGTCAAGGCGGTGGTGGATACGCACATGGCGGCCAGAACGGCTTTAATGCAAATTCCGGAACGCCTGACGCAACAGATCGCGGCTGAAACGGATCCGGCAAAGGTCCATGCTCTGATTACAGACGAATGCGAAAAGATATGCAGCACGATGGAAAAAACGGTATCTGAACTGATTGAGAAACATCTATCCGGAGAAGATCATGCTTGATGGCTACAAGGCAATCTGTCATGCCGTGGTCAAAGCGTGGAAATTACCGGAAAAACTGAAAGTCAGTACATGGGCAGATAAAAACAGGATGTTGTCCGGTAAGGCCTCTGCTGAACCGGGGTTGTGGAGGACATCCAGAACGCCGTATTTGCGTGAAATCATGGACACGCTATCGGATGAGCATCCTGCAAAGGATATTTGTTTCATGGCCGCTTCGCAGGTCGGAAAAACGGAAGTCTTGCTGAACTGGATCGGCTACACAGTCGATCATGCACCGGCCCCGATGCTGACAGTACAGCCGACGGTGGACACGGCAGAAAAGTACAGTAAACAGCGTATTGCGCCAATGATCGAATTGAACAAACGATTATTGGCAAAAATACCGGCATCAAGGAAACGCGATAGCGGCAACACAACGTTGGTCAAGGAATTTCCAGGTGGTGTGCTCGTCATGACCGGCGCCAATGCGGCATCGGCACTGGCATCCATGCCGATCAAGAAATTGGCTCTGGATGAAACGGATCGTTACCCGATCGATGTCGACGGCGAAGGCGATCCTATTTCACTGGCTGAACAGCGGACAGTGACGTTTGCACGTGCAAAACGGTATAAGGCATCGACACCGGGACGGAAAGAAACGTCACATATCGCCAAAGAATATGAACGCTCATCACAGGCGAAATATTGGGTGACGTGTCCGCATTGTGTAGAACTGCAGACGCTTGAATTTGAAAATCTGATCTGGCAGAAAACGGTCGGCGAAGACGGAAAGAAAATACATCATCCGGAGACGGCAGCATATGTCTGTCCACATTGTGGCGGTTGTATCGAAGAACGCTTCAAGCCGTGGATGCTGGCCGAGGAAAACGGAGCCTGCTGGATACATGCCCATCCGGAACGGGAAAGGCTAGGTTATCACATCAATGCCTTGTATTCGCCTATCGGGCTTGGGCTTACTTGGGTCGAGATTGCGAAGAAATGGCTGGATGCTTGCAATGATCCGGCCAAATTACAGCCGTTCATTAACCTGCAGAAAGGTTTGCCTTATGAAGATTTCGGCGACAGGGTTAAAGGCGTTGATCTTGAAAAACGGGCAGAAAGCTGGCCGGTACGGACGGTTCCGGAAGGCATTTTCGTTCTGACGCTGGGCGTGGACGTTCAGAAAGACCGGTTGGAAGGTCATCTTGTGGGGTGGGGAGAAAACGAACGGTGCGCAACCATCGATTACGTCATTATTCATGGCGATCCGGAAAAACCGGAAGTGTGGGAAGCGCTGGAAAAGTATCGACATTCACCGGTTCGCAATGCCTTTGGCGTGGATTTGCAAATATCCATGACGGCAATCGATACCGGTTACAACACGCACAGGGTTTACAACCATGTCCGGCAATGTCGTTTCGACAGAGTTATTGCAGTCAAGGGCGCAAAAGAAACGAATCGGCCGATCCTGTCCAGACCGACACGCCAGGACGTCAAAAACGCCCGTGGTGACGTTCAGAAGAACGGGGTAATGGTTTGGTCTGTCGGTACCGATACGGCCAAGAACGCCTTGTTTTCGCGTCTGGCGAGTGACGTCGAGATTTCAGGCGAAACAGAACAATATCTTGCACCTGAAAAAAGGATGGTTCGTTTCCCTGAAGGATTGCCGACGGAGTTCTACGAACAGATGACAGCGGAAGTGTACGATGATCGGCGAGGGCGTTACGTCAAGATAAGGCAGCGTAACGAGGCGCTGGATACATGGGTGTATGCCTATGCTGCTGCCTGTCATCCCAATGTACGAATTAACCGGTTTCAGGCAGCGGACTGGGAACATTTGAAAACTCTGATCGAACCGCGCATTCCTGATCTGTTTAAACAAGCTGACGAACATGAAAAAAATGACCGGAACGCGATGGAACAGAGTGGAACATCCGTTTCGCTTTCAGGTGCGAAAATATCCGAAACCGAACCGGAAAAACGGCAGCTTGAGACGGAAAAGCAAACTGTTGAAACAGCGACAGCGAGACCAGAAACGAAACCGGAACAGGAACATAAGACCGAACCAGAACCAGAGCCGGAACCGGATAACTGGCTGGGTGTCGGGTCAAACTGGCTCTGCAGAGGAGGTAACGATAACTGGTTATAGGGGGATAAATGGCATTCACAGTTGAACAATTCAATGCAGTGGAAAAAGCACTGGCAAATGGTCTGCTGGAAGTGGATTACGGCGGAAAACGGGTGCGGTATCGCTCGATGGATGAACTGCTCCGGGTGAGGAACCTGATGCGCAGCGAGCTGACCGCCAGCGGCTTGATATCGGGCGGAAACAGTAACAGGGGACCGGCAGCGCTGGCAATATTTTCGAGGGATTAACGGATGAACTGGATAGATCGAATGGTTGAATACGTGTCGCCCGCTGCTGCCGTTCGCCGGGCGTATGCGCGTATGTCTCTGAATATGGCCAGATCATACGATGCGGGCAAGGTTGGCAGACGAACAGCTGGATGGCACGCTACAAACGGCAGTGCCAATGCTGAAATTGCGCCGCAACTGTCCCGTATTCGTGCCAGAGGACGGGATATTGTCCGAAACAACGAATATGGACGGTCGGCCATTCGTGCGCTGGTGGCTAATACAATCGGGGACGGTATAACGGTTAAAGCTCCGGATAACGGATTGTGGGAAGCATGGTGTGATCAGTGTGATTATGACGGGCAACTGAATTTCAATGGATTGCTGGAATTGGCTGTACGTCATCGTTATACCGATGGTGAAGTGCTGATTCGCCTGCATCATACCGGGCTTTATGAGGGATTGTCAGTTCCGTTACAGTTGCAAGTCCTCGAAGCTGATCATCTCGATACAAGCAAAATAGGTGAACTGGATAACGGGCATTTCGTGATTGCCGGTGTGGAGTTTGACCGTTCAGGCAGGCGCTGTGCGTATTGGCTTTTCCAGACTCATCCGGGAGAGATTGCCGGAATGAGCTGGAAAAACGGGATGGACAGCATCAGGGTGGCGGCCAGATATATCCTCCATTACTACCGGAAAGAACGGGCATCGCAGGTCAGAGGAATGTCTGAATTAGCCGTGGCGCTCATGCGCTTGCGTGATGTGGCCGATTACGAACAAGCCGAACTGGTTCGCAAAAAGATAGAAGCCTGTTTCGCCGTATTCATTCGCTCGGACAATGGCGGTTTGAATGTTGGCCAACAGGGTAAAACGGCATCAGGACAACGGACGGAAACACTCGCCCCCGGCATGATAACGAGAATCGACAATGCGGATGCCATCGAATTTGCTTCACCGTCACAATCGGGGGGATATGAAGGTTATACCAACACCCAATTGCACGCCATTGCCGCCGGTATGGGCGTGATGTATTCGCAGATGACTGGCGATTTATCGAAGTTCAATTATTCGTCTTACCGTGCCGGTCTGGTGGAGTTTAGGCAAATTATCAATGCCGAACAGTGGCTTGCGCTGGTGCCGATGCTCATTAACCCGATTTGCTGGGCATGGCAGAAATCAGCCATTCTATCTGGCGCTTTGCGAGGAAAACCATCACGAATGTCAGTGACGATGCCTAAAAAGGCCTGGGTTGATCCGGTCAAGGATGTTATGGCTGCAAAAGAAGCGCAACGGGCAGGGATGAAATCCGTATCAGAAAGTATCAGGGAATTGGGTGGTGACCCCGATGCCGTTCTGGCTGAAATCATTGCCGAACGCCAGCAGTATGCCGACGCGGGGATATTGTTTGATTCGGATGCAGCGGTATCGGAGAGGTTGATCAAGATAACGGATGTCATGAAAACAGAGGATTCATAAGGTATTTGAATTGTGAGAATAAAAGCCCGGCTTGTCCGGGTTATTTTTTTGGGAGAAACAGATGCCAAAGCAGGCAAATAAAGAAGGAATGACGGACCTACCGATGCAGACCAGAGCCGCATCAGTTGGGACAATCAACGATGAAAACCGGACGTGTAATCTGGTTTGGACGACAGGAGGCAAGGTTCGACGGTACGACTACATGCGAGGACGTTTTTATGTGGAAGAACTGCCTGTCAGCCCGGAATGTGTACGAATGGAACGACTGACATCAGGAAGGGCACCATTTCTGAACAGTCATTGTCGCTATGACTTGTCCGACCAACTCGGCGTTGTGGAATCAGCATCTATCGAAAATGGTCAGGGCATTGCGACTGCTCGATTCTCGAAACGGGAAGAAGTGAATGCGATTTGGCAGGACGTTAAGGAAGGCATTATCCGGAATATTTCGGTTGGTTATGCCATCCATTCCATCGAGATGATCCCGCCAGAAAAGGATGGAGAAGACTGGATTTATCGGGCAACAGACTGGGAACCGCTGGAATTGTCGCTGGTGACGGTTCCAGCGGATGGGGGCGCTGGCACCCGAAGCCAGCCAGACCAGCAACCCGGCATGGCCACAACGCCATGCCATTTTTTTGTACGTCAACTTGCGGCACCTGCCGTGAACACTGAAAAAGGAAACAATATGCCTCAAGCAAATGAAGGAACCCGCAGTGGCGCGCCTGTCGCTGCACCTGTTGTGCCACAGGATAACCAGGCACAAATTGAAGCGGCTCGTGCAGAAGGGATGCGAATGGAAGCGGAACGCCAAACGGCTATCCGTGATGCTGTCCGGATGGCTGGGCTGGAACCGGGCTTTGCCGATGCATTGATCAATAATCGGGATATGGATGGAAAAGATGCAGGCATGGCCTGTCTGAACGAATTGCACAAGCGATCTGCTGGGTCTGGTGCGACTATCAGTCCGGCACATATTGTTACCGTACAAGATCAGACGGATATTCGCCGTGCGGCCATGTCGGATGCCATTCTTTTGCGAGCCAATCCAAATGCCCTGACGGACAAGGATCAGATCGAACGGGCAAGACAGTATCGGGGCATGAACCTGATTGACATGGCACGTGCTGCGATTGAAGCTGGTGGCGGCAAGGTTGCCGGATTTGCCCGTCATGAAATCGCGTCCATTGCATTGAACGTGGATCAAAACCTGCGTGTGCGTGCGGGTATGAACTCGACCAGCGACTTCCCGGAAGTGCTTGGCAATACAGTCGGGCGCACCTTGCGACGGGTCTATGATGCCGCGCCAAAAACATTCACGCCGTTTTGTACCCGGTCAACCGCGCCGGATTTCAAACAGGTTGCCCGTGTTCAATTGTCCGACATGAGTGGATTTGAAAAGGTGACCGAAGGTGAAGAATACAAAATGGCGACTATGGGAGAAAGTGCAGAGAAATATGCACTCGTCAAATATGGCCGGATTATTCCAATCACGATGGAAACGCTGGTCAATGATGATCTGAACGCCTTTGACCGTATTCCACGCATTTTTGCGAATAAGGCAGCGCAAAAAGAATCAGACATTGTGTACGGTATTTTGACCGGTAATCCGAATATGGCCGACGGAAAAGCCCTGTTCGATTCTGACCATAAAAATCTGACCAGTACCGGAACGGCGATCAGTGACACGTCCCTGACAGCAGCCAGGGCAATGATGAGAAAACAGAAAGACCTGAAAGATGGTTATCTGAACCTGACACCGGCTTATTTGATTGTCGGCCCTGATAACGAAGGTTTGGCAAACAAGTACACGTCAGCCGAATTCGTCGCGGCCGCATCAGTCAATATCAATCCGAAATTCAATACCTCGCTGGAAGTGATCGTCGATCCGCGAATTATTGGAAATTCCTGGTATATGTCGGCTTCGCCGAACATGGTAGATACAATCGAATACGCCTATCTGGAAGGTGAAAACGGCCTGTTTACCGAACAGAAACAGGGATTCGAAGTGGACGGATTGCAGATCAAGGCGCGTCTTGTTTTTGCAGCCAAGGCCATCGACTGGCGTGGTCTTTACAAAAATAACGGTGCGGCATAAGCGGCACGACAGTTTGAAAAATCTTTCCCTGTGTGGTTTTGACGGTGGTTTCGGCCACCGTCTTTTTTTAAAGGATATATGTATGAAAAACATGATTGCGAGTGGCAAGACCGTCAAGGTCCCAGCCCCTTATGCCCTGTCCAGTGGTGATGGCGCGCTTGTCGGCACGCTGTTCGGTGTTGCTTTGACAGACGCGGCATCCGACGCAGACGTTGTTCTTGACTTGCATGGTGTCTATGAACTGGCGGCCGTCAGTACCGACACGGCCACCGTTGGCGCGGCTGCTTACTGGAACAATACGGACAAGAAGGTGACATCGGCAGCGAATGATGGCGCCCAAACGCCGGTTGCCTATCCAAAAATCGGTGTGTTCCTGATTGCAAAGACGTCCGGACAGACGAGTGCGACTATTCGGCTGAACGGGGCATTTTAATGGGGTTGCCTGACGAAATATGGGAAGCCATCGGTTCGGTGCATGGCATGCTGAAAACGGCAACTTTCCAGTTACCGAACGGGAACGGTATGACATTCAAAGTCGGTCTGAAACGTCCGGATGTTCTGGATATGGATGATTTCGTCAAGGCAACGGATTATTCAATCGAATATCTCACCAGTGCCGTCACCCTCAAAAGGGGTGACGTCATCCGGATTGACGGGACAGCCTACAAACTGACCCGTCCACCCATGCAGGATGCGGATGGCGAATTTTCTACGGTGATGCTGGAGGTCTTGCCATGACAAAACGTGAAGAAATCATGTCGGCAGTCATTGCGTTACTGAATGCAACAGACGGGATCGAGCATGTCGAACGGTCTCTTGTAAAAGCGTACAGCGCAGAAGAAACGCCGGTTGTCGTTGTCCATCGTGGAGACGAGACGGTAAACGACAGAATGATCGGGGCAATCGATAGGACAATGGATTTGAGGATCACGGTTATTTGTCGTTGTGAAAATCCGGAAGTGGCAGCGGATGACCTGATGGGGATCATCCATTCTGCCCTGATGACGGCTCCGATCCCGGGCATTATCGAGATTGCAGAAACCGGTTCAGATGAGCCGAAATATGCCGAACGTCCGTCTGATGGCTGTTTTGTGCAGTCTCATTATTCGGTTTTGTACAGAACAAACCCGAATAATCTTTAAAAAGGAAAAAGCTATGGCAAAAAGAATGCGTAATGCGTTGATTCTGGCGAAAACAGAAACGACGTATGGTGTCGATCCGACACCAACAGGGGCGGCCAACGCGATTTTGTGCAGTGGAATTTCTCCCAACATGATGTCGGCGGAATTTGTCGACAGGGACTTGCAACGTCCCTATTTGGGAGCATCGGAGCAATTGCTTGCATCGGTTAAGTCAGAACTTGAATTCGATGTCGAGCTGACCGGCTCCGGAACGGCGGGTGTTGCTCCGGCATGGGGGCCATTACTGAAAGCCTGTGCCTTTGGCGAAACAGTAACGGAATCGACGGATGTGGTCTATAAACCGGTTACCGACAATATTCCGTCTGTAACGATTTTTTATTATCTTGACGGTTTGTTACACAAGATGAGCGGATGTCGCGGGACTGTCTCGTTTGAGTTGTCCCCAAAAGGTATCCCGAAAATGAAATTCAAGTTTACCGGGAAATACACCGAACCGACTGATACATCCAATCCGTCCAGTGTGGATTATTCGGCATTTCAGGTGCCGAAGGTTGCCAGTACGTTGAATACACCGGTCTGGTCATTACATGGGCAAACCGCGCCGATGTCTGAATTTTCTGTTGATGTCGCCAACGATGTCATTTATCGGGAGCTGATCGGCGCGTCCAGTGTTGAAATCACGAACCGCAAACCAACCGGATCTGTCACCTTCGAGCTGAACAGTATCGCAACAAAAAACTGGTATCAGACGATTGCCGATGGAGATACCGGATCTGTGTCCATGACGCATGGCACGGTTGCCGGCAATATCGTGGTCATTTCTGCACCAAAAGCGCAGATTTACAGTCCGTCGTACAAGGACGAGGATGGTAACGCCATGTTGTCTGTGTCGCTTTCCCTGATTCCGGATGAGGGAAATGATGAAATCAGTATTACTGTGAAATAAGGGGAAATCATGGCGTTTAAACTCGCTTTAACACCGACATACAAAGTCAAGATTATTGTCGATATTCCGAATGAACAAGGCAAATTCGACCAGTCGGATTTTATGGCCGAATTTTTGCGGTGCGATTTCGACCGGTTGAACGATTTGCAAACGAAGTCCATTGCCGAGGTCATGAATGAAATGCTGATCGGCTGGTCCGGCCTTGTTGATTCATCCGGAAACGAATTGCCTTACAACTCAGCCAATAAAACGGCGCTTTTGAAAATTCCGCAGGCTTTGCAGGCACTGGGCCATTATTACTGGTCAACCATTTTCAAGGCACGTGAAAAAAACTGATTGAGGCGGCACGTTATTGGGCGGGAGAGAGCAATCAGGTTATCAGTGTTGATGATGACGTCATTGCCTCTCTTGTTGCCGCCGGTGCGCCCGATGAAGTCATCAAGGCGGCCCAGCAAAATATCCGGCAGGATGCCGATGACTTTCTTGTGTGGCCGGAAAACATGGAAACAGTCGGCCTGTTTCTATCGCTTGAAACTCAATGGATGATGTCGAACGGCCTCTCGGGTTGTTTCCATGTTGGGCTGTCTTATCCGGCGCTGGAAACAGCAATGCGATTGATGGAAATACCTGATAAACCCGAAATGTTTAAACGCATTCGGGTAATGGAACTGGCAGCATTGGAAGTGTTCGATAAAAAACTGAAAGAGGTAAAAAATGGCAGGTAAACTCGGCGATCTTGTTGCTACATTGTCGGTTGATGCCAGCGGTTATAAACGCGATCTGGCAGAAGCAAGTCAGGCGGCACAACAACATGCTGCTATTGCATCTCAAAGTTTTGGTGCAGGTGGTATGTCGGCAAAGCAATATGCGTTTGCATTGCGTGGGGTTCCTGCCCAGTTTACCGATATCTTTGTGTCGCTCCAGGGTGGACAGAAACCTTTGACGGTACTGTTACAACAGGGTGGACAGTTGAAAGACATGTTCGGTGGTATTGGCCCGGCATTGAGGGCAATGGGCGGTTATATTGCATCGATTATCAATCCTGTAACTTTGGCGACGGCTGCTATAGCCGGTCTGGGATATGCAGTTTATGAGGCCAGATCCCAGATTGCAGCGTTATCGGGCGCAAATACAAAAAACGGTGGCATCCTTGGTTTGACACCAGACGATATTGCCGATATGGCCGGTCGCATAGGTGAGCTGACTGGGAAATATGGAACAGCACGCGATGCCGCCATAGCGCTCGCATCGACGGGTTTATTTGGTGCTGAAACGTTGGAAACGGCAATGCGTGGCGTTGTTGATGCTGTTTCTGTCGCAGGCAAAAGCGTTGAAAAGGTAGTCGAGGATTTCGTTTCGCTGGCTAAAGATCCGTTGGCAGCCATCCAAAAGCTGGACGATGAATACAACTTTTTAACGCTGGACGTATACAAGCATATCGAGTCACTGGTTGAACAAGGAAAACAGCAGGAAGCGATTAAAAAGGCGGTTGATACGTTTGCCGATACGATGCGCTCCCGGGCCGGTGAGATGGTTGAAAATCTTGGCTGGATCGAGGCGGCTTGGAAAGGTGTGACAAAATCCATTCAGGAGAGCTGGCAGGCATTGTTGAACTGGGGACGTCAGGACACAAAGTCACAGCAATTGGCACAAATGGAAGCTGCCTTGAAAAGCGCCAGGGATGCCTACGATAGTGGACGCAATACAACCGATTCCCAACGCGACATTATTGCCAAACTTGAACAAAACGTTCAGGCCATGCGCAAGGAAACGGATGAGATTAAAAACAATACGATCGCCAAGGCAGAAAATGCCAGAGCAAACAAAGAAAGTATTGCTGCCTATAAAGACCGAAAAACATATATCGAAAACAGTAAGCGTGCATCGCTGTCAACGGAACTTGAAAAGGAAAACGAAGCATTCCAGAAAGCTGCCCGTGGGCTTGCAAAAGGATCGGCTGAATATAATCAGGTGTTGGAGGCCTATCAGAAACGTCGCGCCGCTCTCGTCAAGAAATTTCAGGGGAAAGCCGAGAAATCAGATCCGTTCACAACCGGAATGCAGTCGATGCAGCGTACCGCTGCCGACATGAACTTTGCAATCAATAATTTCGAGCGATTTGAAAGGCGTGTAAAGTCATCGAAAGAAGCTATAGCTGAATTTGATGTCACGCTGGGGAAATTGTCTGATCAGTCTCGTATTTCATCGAAGTTACCGGTCTTGAGTGCTGAACAGAAAGCACAGTACGTCGAGCAGGGTCGGTATGTCGATGAGTTAGCTGAAAAAATCAGACAGATCAATGTCGTCAAAAAATTTGGAACTCGTGTCGATGAATTTGCGTTCGACATGAAAACCGATAATGCGAATCGTCAGTTCGAAATAGATCTGATTGGCAAGACGTCGCTCGAAACAGAAAAGCTGACTGCGGCAAGAAACATTGATCTGGAAGTACAGGAACGTATTCGCAAGGTCAATGAAGAAATCGGTAAAAAAGGGCTGACATTGTCAGGTGAGCAGAAAGCAGCTCATGAAGCGAATGTCAAAGCTCTGTACGATCAGGCCGAGGCAGCAAAGACCGTTGCAATCCAAATGGCAAATATGAAATATCAGCGTGAAAACGATCCGTGGGTCAACATGCAAATGGCCGTTACAGAATACGGAGAAACCGCGCGAAATGTCGGAAAACAGGTGGGGGATACACTCAAGGATGCTTTCAAAGGGGCGGAAGACGCTATCGTGCAATTCGTGACAACCGGAAAAATCTCTTTCGGGGATCTTGTTGAGTCTGTTCTGGCTGGGCTCGTCCGTATTCAGGCTCAAAAAATGATTTCAGGGCTTGCAGATGGATTGACGTCTGCTCTTGGTTCTGCTTTTGGTGGATTTTTTGGTGATGCGGCACAGCCAGCGGATTGGTACGATACGCTCGGATACAGTGCGATTGATGGTGCCAGAGCATCCGGCGGCTCCGTATCAGGTGGAAAGACATATCTGGTCGGTGAGCGTGGGCCTGAATTATTCGTGCCAAATAACAGCGGATCCATTGTGCCGAATGACGCGCTGGGAGGTAGTAACAAAATGAGTATTCAAATCAATCATCGAAACGAAGGAACAAAACAGGAAGTCTCTTCATCCAGTGCGCATTTTGATGGCAACACGATGATTGTCAATATCGTCACAAGAGACATCGAAAACGATGGGCCGGTATCCAGAGCGATCATGCGGAACTTCGGCGCAAGTCGGGCAGCGGGGGCTTACTAATGGCAAACATACCGAGCATTATTCCGGCATGTGCCGTGGATGGGTACAAGATCAGTCCGCAAAACGCGACAGTCCGGACAGAGATGGAGACCGGGCCAGCACGGCAGCGCCGGTTAAGCGCCAGTATGCCGACGCAACTATCTGTTAAATGGATTATGCAACGCCTTGAATTCAAGGTATTTGAAGCGTGGTTCAAACATACGATATTCGATGGGACAGCGTGGTTTGTAATGGAGGTTGATAACGGTATGGGAATGACGGAAACCGATTGCCGGTTTGTAGGTCCTTATACCGTTGAGCTGGCCGCAAAAGGGATTTATAACGTGTCTGCCACGCTTGAAGTACGCGACATGTCGGTAATGACGTCTGAAGAACTGGAGGAATATCTTGACTGATACCACACTGAAAGAAGCGATCAAAGAGGCCTATGCCAGTGCTCCGGATGATGAGATTATCGTTTACACGATAGAAATGCGTCATCCGGCCTTCACGCAGCCGCTTCGTGTCGTCCGTGACCACAAGTCGTTTACTGGAACACTGGAAGCATCAGCCCCTGAAAACGCGGGTGAAGCCGTTGAATTCCTGCCATACGCCTTTGATCTGGAATTACCTGAAATCGCAGAAAGTGGAAAGCCCGAAATCGTGCTGACGATCGATAACGTCAGTCGTGAAATTGTGGCCAGCATTGAAGCGGCGGTCAGAACGCCTTACCTGATCGAGATTGCATACCGGATTTACATGATGTCTGACCCGTCCGGCCCCCAAAATGATCCGCCCATGACAATGGTCATTAATACAGTTGAGACGGACGTTTTCCGGGTAACGGCACGTGCCGGATTCGCTGACCTGTCGAAAACGGCTTATCCAAGAAAAACATACACACTGGACCAGTTTCCGTCCTTATCGTCATGACACCAGCACAAATTACAGAATACATCGGTATGCCTTGGGTGTCCGGAGAATGGGACTGCTGGGCGTTTTTCCGGCATTGTCAGAAAACGTATTATGGTCGAGACGTTCCGGCGGTCGATGTTGACGCGCTCGATCTTCGGCAAGTCATCACGACGATGGAAACCCATGACGAACGGTCAAACTGGTTTGAAGTAACCGATCCGAAAGATGGCGATGCTGTCTTAATGCAGCGAAACCGGTACCCGTCGCATATTGGCCTGTGGGTTGATGTGGATGGAGGAAAGGTATTGCACTGTGCGCAAGGAATGGGCGTTGTATGCCAGACGCGGCAGGCGCTGGCATTGGACGGATGGGGATTAATGACGTTCTGGCACCACCGGTGATTTTTTAATAAGGGAGTTTATGTAATTTAAAACTTCAATATTCATATCTCCGTTTCTTTTGATATGAGATGTATAAGAGAAAAGATCGAAATTATTGTTTTTAGATTGTATTGCGAGTTGGCGGTTTAACCCAAACGTCGTGATTTTTACATTCTGAATATCAGTAATGGGTAGTTTCTTTACAATATTGTATGCATTTGAATCAGAATCCCATTCGAGAAAATATAGTGTTTTGTCTGTTATAACCATGTTTCCCTCAATTGGGGTGGGGATAGGAAAAACGGTTGGGATAGTTGATCTATTAGGGTGCCAAATAGCATGATCATTAAACTTGATGGTTTCAGAACTTTTATCAATCACTGCTGATACCGCCTTTTCATAGTCGGCATCATATTGCGGGCGATATGTTGTGCATCCTGAAAGAATTAGAGATAGAAAAATAACGACAATCAGTTTTTTCATGATCAAAGCCTTTTAATTGTTTGATTGCAATATTAACACGCAATAACCGCCTTTTAAGGCGGTTTTTTTATGGGAAAAACATGCCAATAATCGCTGTACATCACAATCCGTGGCACCCCGGTAAAGACGTGCAAAGACTCAATGCGGCCAAAGGAAACCGAATCTGTGATTTGGCTCCTGCGATTTCAAAACCGTATATTTGTCTGGTCAACGGCGAAGTCATTCTTCGCAGGGGCTGGACACGCGAAATCGCAGAAAACGATATCGTCCAGTTCCTTGTCTTGCCGCAAGGCGGCGGTGGTTCCAACCCTTTGCGCATGATCCTGATGTTAGCCGTAATGGTATTTGCAGCTTGGGCTGGTCCTGCTTGGGCTGGGGCAACCTATGGTGCAGTCGCCACTGCAGCCATCGGCATTGTCGGTGCTGCACTGGTTAACGTCCTGATCCCGGTAAGAGCGCCGTCAAATTCGATTGCCTCCACAGAATCAGCAAGTCCAACTTATTCTGTTTCATCGCAAGGAAACAGTGCACGTATTGGAGAGCCGATACCGGTGCAATACGGCCGTCATATTTCGTGGCCTGATTTCGCGGCTTCGCCATACGTCGAATACAGCGGTAATGAACAGTATCTGTATCAGCTTTTCTGCATCGGGCAGGGTGAATACGACATCGAGGCAATCCGGATTGAAGATACGGATATTAACCAGTTTGCCGAAGTCAGTACAGAAGTCATCCCACCAGGTGGGAAACTGACGCTTTTCCCGGCGAATGTCGAAACGTCCGTAGAAGTGTCCGGACAGGAAATGTTAACGGGTACGCCACTTGGTGCGTTTGTCGCCAACGAAGCGGATACTAAAGCCAACAGGCTGGCATTCGATGTTGTCTGTACCCGTGGACTTTACTACGCAAACGACAGCGGATCATTGAGCGAAATGAGCGTGTCATTTCGTTGTGAAGCCCGTCTGATCGATGATTACGGAACAGCAATCGGTGACTGGACGGTATTGGGTTCGGAAGTCATCAAGGCAGCGACATCAACCCCACAGCGCCGGAGTTACCGATACACCGTTTCCCCGGGCCGTTATGAAGCGAGAATTACCCGGACAGACACGAAAAACACGAATAGCAGGGCCGGTCATGAAATATGCTGGGCATCGCTTCGGGCGTATCTTGAAGACGCCGGAACGGTCTATCCGGGTATGACACTGCTTGCCGTCCGAATCCGGGCCACAAACAACATCAGCCAGCAGGCCAGCCGGAAAATCAACGTTATTGCTACACGTAAATTGCCTGTGTGGAATCCCGAAACAGGATGGTCGGCTCCTGTGGCCACCCGATCCATCGCATGGGCCTTTGCTGATGCGTGTAAAGCGGAATACAGCGCGAAACTGAACGATGGGCGAATTGATCTGCCAGCGTTATATGAACTGGACAGGATCTGGACAGGACGGGGAGATTACATTGATATCCGTTTCGATACCAAAACGACGGTATGGGAAGCATTAACAACGATAGCACGGGCAGGGCGCGCCAAACCGTTCAGACAGGGCGGCATGGTTCGCATTATTCGTGACCAGCCGCAAAGCGTTCCATCCGGCATGTTCACGATGCGCAATATTGTGAAAGGATCGTTCAAAGTCCAGTACCTGATGCCGACCGAGGAAACGGCCGACGCGGTGGATATTGAGTATTTCGATGCGCGAATCTGGAAATGGAAAACCGTCAAGGCCAAGATGCCGGATTCCATCGCTGAAAAGCCCGTGACCGTGAAATTACTGGGGGTCACAAACCGGGATCAGGCATGGCGAGAAGGCATGTATATGGCCGCCTGTAACCGGTTCCGTCGTCGTGTTATCTCCCTGTCGACCGAAATGGAAGGGTTTATCCCGACGATGGGCGATCTGTGCATCGTTGCACACGATATGCCGCAATGGGGGCAGTCTGCCAGCGTGATGGCATATGACCCAGAAACGCGAGTTCTGACGCTCACAGAGCCTTTGACGTGGAAAGCAGGCGAAACCCATTACATTGCACTTCGCAGGCCGAACGGAACAGTATTCGGCCCCGCTGTCGTAACCCAAGGCGAAGCAGAAAACCAGTGCGTAATCGCCGAAGGCTCGGAACCGGACTTCACGATCAGAACAGGCGACACGAGCGAGCCGACACATACGGCATTCGGATGGGGCGAGACATGGCGACAACCGGCGCGAGCCTTGTCATTAAAGCCGAGAGGGATCAACAAGGTTGAGATTGAACTTGTTGGTGAAGACGACGCGGTGCATCTGGCTGATACTGAAAACATTCCGCAGGAAACGACGCATACCCAGTTGCCGATAACACAAATGCGGCCAATTCTGACAGGCCTGATTGTCAGGTCAATGCCGGATGCTGTCGAGCGGGCTGTTTTGTCGTGGGAGCCGTCGCCTTGGGCGGAGTATTACTACATTGAACAGTCGTCGGACATGAAGGCATGGACGCGATCCGGCGAAAGTTCTGCGCCGAATTTTTCTTGTATCGCACTCTATGGAAACTCGACGTATTTCAGGGTTTGTGCTACCGGAATTGCCGTCGGCCCGTGGGTAATGATCGCTTACTCGGCTGGATCGGATTACATGTGGAATCCGGACGAAAACACGCCGATGTGGAGCGATGACGAAAATACACTGATGTGGAAAAACTAAAAAGGAAAAAATATGGAATATCCATTACCGGAAATTATTGAATTCAATGGTACGGGCGTCAAAGAAGGGGATTTTAAAGTGGCCATGAACAAATTGCTTCTATATCTCGATGAACTCTTTGGCGATAACGGACAGAAACTAAATCTGATTCCAACGGGAATCATTAGTATGTGGTCAGGCGCGTCGAATGCAATACCGTCCGGCTGGGCGTTATGCAATGGTGAAAACGGCACACCGGACTTACGAGATAAATTCGTTGTTGGTGCAGGCGGCAATTATGGAGTGGGTGCAACGGGTGGGGCAGCGTCTGCATCTGTTTCGGGAAATACTGGATGGACAACACTCACGATTGATCAAATTCCAAGTCACAAGCACTCAAATGTAGTCACCACGGCAGGGGGTTCTTATAACGTTACTTCTAATGAAGTTAGAGGGGGTGATGGTTCAACTGGGTATACCGGTGGCGGACAACCCCACACACACAGTTTGTCAGGAACTGTCGGCACTCTGCCTCCTTATTACGCGCTTGCTTACATTATGAAAGTTTAATCATGAAAGAACACGTTACAGTAATTCCGGAAGACAAGATTATTATTGTTGACAGCCTCCCGTTGCAATGCGAATTTGATACTCATATTGCGGGATTGCATGCATTGCAATGGCACAACGGAAAAGGTGAACTTGAAATCGTTTCAGACGATGGGAAAATCAGCAATCACGAAATCAGCAGCTATACCAGTGAAGTCAATTCCTACGTTGAAATCTGGCAAGCGAAATACGATGAGATCAATGCGCCTTATGTACCGACATTTGAAGAAGCCAAGGCCGCCAAACTGGCAGAAATTAATGCGGCCTGCGACAGTATTTTGAACGCGGCCACAGCGACATATCCGGCATCCGAAGTTCTGACATTTGACCAGCAGGTGAGAGAAGCACAGACATATCAAACCGACAATGCCACAAGCGTTCCGCTTCTGTCTGCTTTAGCAACATCGAGAAAAATCACGTTACCGGAACTGGTGCAGAGGATTCTTGTAAAGCATGATGCTTTTTCAGCACTTTCCGGATCAATCATCGGGCAACGGCAGGCGCTTGAAGACGTGCTCGATACGCTGACAACAGTCGAATCCGTTCAGGCACTCATCATCAACATACAGATTCCAGAGTCGGTCGCATGAAGCGCGGTGAGCAGATACTGATCGCATTCGATCAGTTTATAAATTCATGCTGTGGCGGCTGGGCCGATGAAACGCTGTCATGTCGGGCGTGGCGGGAACGAGAGAAAAAGAAGCGCTGGAAAATCATGAGGCACGTCATTGACGTGCTTTTTTTTTGGCAGAAAAACCATTGCCGAAAGGCGTATGAAAGCGAATTAAACCGTCGGCATTTGCCGCCAGAATTGAGAGGCTATAAATGAAAGAAAACAGCATAGTGGTTGGGAAGGCCGCAGGAATCGGGACATGGCTATATGCAGCGCTGGACTGGTTCTTTTCAATACCTGCTGATCGATGGGTAACGGTCTTGGCGATCATCGGTGGATTGTGTGCGATTGTTGCGTACCTTTTTGATATCCACAAGAAGAGGCTGGAAATCCGTAGGCTTGAGAACCTGATGGAGCGCGACGATGAGTAAAACCAGAAAAATCACGCTTGCATCAATAGCAGCCATTACGTTATGCGCTTCAACGGTTGTTTATTTCGAGGGTGATAAAGCTGTCGGATACGCTGATCCGGTTGGTATCGCCACGGCAGGATCAGGACATACCGGGCCAGATGTTGTCATCGGGAAATGGTATGACAAGGCTACACGTGAAGGCTGGTTGCAGGGCGATCTTGAAGAAGCGGCTTTAACAGTTGAGCGGTGTGCTCCGGGCACGATAGATGTATATCAACGCGCCGCCTACATCTCGTTTGCTTTTAATGTGGGGCCTGGTCGTAAAGGCGTAAAAGACGGGTTCTGTGTTCTGAAATCTGGGAAGATCCCAACACATATCAGGAAAGCGAGAGCAGGCGACAAAGCCGGATCCTGTAATGCACTTCTGGCTTGGGATAAGGCAGGAGGGAAAACCCTGAAAGGCCTTACACGGCGACGAAAAGCTGAACGTGATTTATGCCTGATGGCGGCAGCGTGAAGCATGAATTTTCTTTAATGAGAGAACGATATGACAAACAGTTGGAAGTGGATCATTGGTCTTTTAATACTGCTGGCCGTGGCATTTTGTGCAGGCTGGATTGTCAACGGCTGGCGGCTCGATTCGAAACTTGAAGGTTGGAAGAAAGAACAGGCCGAACAGGCAAGAGAGGCCGAAACAAAATGGAATCAGAAAATACAGGAGGCAAATAACCATGCCATCGAACGTGAAAAAACAATCCGGGCCGATGCTGATAATGCTCGCAATGCTGTTGACCGGTTGCGCAAGCAGCTTGCCAGTTATACAGCCAACGATACCAACGCCGCCAGCATTCAGCGAACCGGAACCGTCGCAGAGCTATTTGCAGACTGCGCTGGAAAATATCGAGACATGGCGGAAACAGCTGACAGACTCGATAACGACAGACGGAAGTTGAGAGATGGGTGGCCGCAATCAGGGGGTTAACTGAGTTGTCCGAAAAAATCGGACAGCTGCCTCCTTTTCGATCACGCCGAAACGAACACAACAAAGCAACGAGTTACTGAAGTTGTCCACAAGTTTATCAATGTGAAACGGGGATAATTAATCAAGTTTCTTTGCCAGCTCTTCGGCGGTCTCATTGTAATAAACCATCAGCATTTTCAGGTCTCTGTGTCCGACCATGCGAGCCAAAGAAAGAACATCCAGTTTTTTTGCAAGTCGGGTAATAGATTCGTGTCGGGTGTCGTGGAAATGTAGGTCATCGATCATCGCACGTTTTTTTGCTTTTCTGAAAAGTGCGTCAAGACTCGACGATGCTATATCAAAACAGGTATTTTCTTCGGGCAATTGCTTTAATATTCTGATTGCTTCTGACGAAAGGGGAACGTCCCTGTCTGTCCCGTTTTTTGTGTTTTTCAGACGGGCGGTCCGTTTATCTATATCAATGTCATCCGATGTCAACGAGACGATCTCGCCAGCTCTCATAGCTGTTTCAATAGCAAATAAAAAAGCGGCACCAACCCTTGCTTGAGTCGTTTCAGGGGGTGTCTCATAATCGTATCCACATGCAAGCAACATGCGCTCAATTTCATCTTCAGATATGCGTCTGTCCCTCGCTTTTGATGTTACTGGACGCCTTACTGTCTTCATTGGATTGTCATCCAGGAAGCCCCACTCATTCATCGCAATGGTAAACACGTTCGAAAGAAGATTCCATTCCCTGTTGACCGTTGCTGAAGAGACCGTCCTGAGTCGCCTGTCCCGCCATTCGGTTATGTCTCTTTTGTGAAGATCCGACAGCATTATCTTTCCGATTTCGTCACGCGACATTGCGGAAAGCCTTATTTGCTCCCAGCGAACCCCTTTTTTTGTGGTGGAGACCTCGTTAGAATATTTTTCCAGCAGCCAATTTAATGGTTTATTCGGCGCACGGCCACGTTTCCCTGCTAGCAAGTCCGCTTCGGTTTGCGTTGCCCATGCGACAGCCTCGGCTTTTGTGACAAACGATTTTGATTGTCTGAAGCCCGCCCGAGCAATTTCCGCAACCCAGCCGTTTCCTTTTTTTCTAAACGATGCCAT